GCCCACGCGCACCGTCAACAGGCGTCGCGCCGCTCGGGAGGGTCTGCACAACCCTCGACCGGTCCTCACGACCGGCCCACGACCGCCAAATCCGCCGCTCAGACGCATTCGGTGAATACTGCGGGGTGAATACTGCGGGATGAAGGTGAGCACCAAAGCTGAGCGTCCAATCGACGCGCTTCGGGTAGCCGCTCGCCGCTGCGCGTCTGCCCTGCTATCCTTTAGTAAGATAAGTCTATGTGAAGGTGCCGTTCTTGCTGCCGGACGAACTCGACCCGATTGTGATTGTGATCTCGCGAGACGAAGTCGAGGCGGGAGACATCCAACCATCCCTATCGGCCCTGCAGAGCTGCATCGCGTCTATCGACATGATCCGTGATCGCTTCGAGCGATTGGACGTCGCGTTCCACGGCTACAACGACGACAGCCGCGAAGTTTTTGAGATCCCGGAAGTGCGGGAGTTCGTCCATCGACTCGACGGCGAATTTCCATTCTGGCTCTTCTTCCTGAGCAAGAGCTACCTCGGGTTGCAGGCCATCACCCTCTGTTTCCTCCCGCCTCATCTGACCGAGGAGGCCAAGAAAACAATCTTGCCTCAGCGCCTTGACCAACTGCTGAACAATCGCTGGTGGCCTGCCATGAACCACATCTGCGAAGCCGTCAGCTTCACGGAAGCGGAGATCGAGGAACTCTCGGAGCGGGTTATCACCTATTTCACGACTGGCCCGCTCCGGGACTGAGTTGACGAGAGGTTGTCACGCCGCCGCCGTTGCCACCCCGTCCAGCCGCACCGCGACGCTGGTGACGCCGCTCCCCGCGGCCTCTACTGCCACGCCGATGGGGAAGCGCCCCGCAGCGGGCGTGTTGACCTGCTTGGCCGTGCTGTCCCACGCGACGCGCGCGCCGACCGTCAGCGCCGTCGCGCTGGCCTTCGGCAACTGGAACACGCCGGTGGTGGAGAGCTCGACCGGGTCGCCCTCGGCCGAGGAATAGGCGGCGATGCCGAAGATATTGCCCACGATCAGCGCGTCGCCCGAGGCGATGCCGCCGGTGGGCGTGGTGACGCGGACGATGTGGCCGTTCTGGAGGTAGTTGCGCATGGTCAGAGCCCTTTCGAGGATTGGATGCGGACGACCGAGATGCGGTCGGTCGCCCCTGCGATCTGCCGATTGAGGTCCGCGAGCGCGGCGGCCATCTCGCCGTCGCTCGAGTAGGTGACGCGCTTGCCGTCGTATTCGACGGTGCGGACGCCCCGGTAGCGCGCGGCCATCAGGGCGTCGCGCCAGGCGGTGAGCTGGGCGAGGTCGGCCACGTCATGCCCCGGCGTTCATAAACCAGCCGCGGTGGTCGATGAAGCCCGCCCCGAAGTCGAGGATCACCCGGATCTCGACGCCGTCCACGTCCCAGCCCGAGCGGCTCTCGACCTGCGGGCCTTCGGCGCCAGAGAGATAGGCGAACTCCAGCCCGTCGATCTCGCCGGGGTCGGCGGTGACGTACCAGCGCGTGGCCGAGGACAGGCGCGGCTCAACCACCAGCGACAGCGATCCCGAGAACGGGTTCACATCGGCCGCCGTCGCAGGCGCGATAGACGCCAGCCACTTCTCGGCCGTGGTCTCCAGCGCGGGCGGCACCAGCAGGTTGCGGGGCGTCACGCGGATCGTGCGGTCCTCGATGCCCTTTTGCGTCCTGAGTGCCAGCCGTGCTGCCGAGAGCGTCGCGTCGGAGATCGCGGCTCCGGTGCCCGCCTTGTTGCCGTGGTCGGCGTGGAACAGCGTCTTGCCGTCCGACAGGGTTGGCCCGTTGCCGCTGCCCGCCTCGAGGAGGGTGACGAGGATGCGCGCCTCGGTCTCGGCTGCGGCCTGGCCCATGCGGCGGGCGAGGTCCGCGAAGGCGCCGAGATCGTCGTTGACCAGCACCTGCCGGGTGATGCCGATCTTCCGCGCCCAAGTCTCGACCTTGTAGGCCTCCCGGGCCTCGGCCATCGTGCCGGCCTTGATCTCACCGTGTTCGTTCAGCTTTTCGAGCAGCGGCGCCTCGCCCAGCATGATCTTGTTCACCGCGCGGAAGTCCCGCGCCGTGGTCTGGCGGCCGAGGCGGCGGATGCCCGAGGGCGCGGCCTGGTAGGCGTCGCGCAGCACGCGGCCCACGGTGTCCCCGAGGATGATCGGGAAATCCGAGTTGGTGTGCAGCGCGCGGGTGACGAGGCTCGCGGGCGAGAGAGCCATGGTGGACTCGCCGCGGAGCGTCAGCAGTTCCTTCGCCATGTCGACGGGAGTCGAGTAGGCGTAGCGGCGTGCCGGTTCACTGATTTCATGGCGCGGGTTGATCCGCGCGTACAGAGCTTCGCCCATCTGACGTGCGCGAAGTGCGGGATCGTCGTGGCTCTGGCCCATCTCGACGCGGACCTGCTCGGTGCGGATCGCGGGCGCGGATCGTTTCGCCAGCGCGTCAAAGGCTGCACGGCGGGCGGCGTCGGGATTGGCGTCGGCGTCGATTTGGCCGTCGATCCAGGACTGGTCCAGCCCGGCGATGCGGGCGATGGAGCGGATCTCGCCATTGGCCTCGGTGCGATTGGTTGCACCGTTTCCGTTGGGAACGGTGCACCGGCGGTTTCGCACATCGTTGCCAGCTTCAACGATGTCGTGGCGGCCTTGAGCCGTGTTGTCGGTTGCAACAGTGTCGGGTGTCTCGGTCATCTCTGTCTCCATGCGAATGTGGGCGCCGGGGTCGGCGGGCGTCGGCACCAGGGAAATCTCGTGGGGCGTCCAGCGTACGGCGGTCAGCACGCGCGCGCCGTTCTCGGTGGTCTCGGCCCAATCCTCGACGGAGTAGCCCACCGAGACATGCCGCAGGATACCCGCCAGCACGTCCTGCCAGACCGGCTCCACCTCGGGCCGGGCCGAGAACTGAATGAGTGCGGTGCCGCGCCTGCCGTCGACGGCAGCGCTGCGGACGGAGCCGAGCACGTCGCGGACGGCGGTCTGACGATGCGCATCGAGGACGCTGGCGCCTTCGAGGCGCGAGAGGTCCACTGCCTCGGGCGCGAGGCTGAGGCACTCAATATACGGGCCAGCCATGTCGCGGCGGCGCACCGGCGCGCCGGTGGACCAGATCACCTCGACGGTGCGGGCTTCGGCGTCGGCGGTGGCGGGCGCCAGCGTTGCGCGGCGAGTGAGAAAACCGTTCCTGTTCTGGACGGTTTCCGCTGACCGGCCCGGTGGCACCATCGGCGTGAAAAGCGCGATCTCGGTCTCAGCCATCTGTGGCCTCCTCCTTCTGCGGCGACCCCGTCTGGCCGAAGGCGAGCCCCAGCCCCTCCGCGCGCTCGCGGTCGGCGGCGATCTCGGCATCCACCTGCTCGGCGTCGTAGCCGCGCTCGGAGATCGCCTGGGACCGGCTCTTGAGCCCTGCGCCGATCGCCATGATCTCGGCCTGCACGTCCTTCATCGGATCGACGTAGTCGAACTTCGGCGGCAGCCATTCGCAGGCGAGATAGGCGTCCGGATTCCGGTCGAAGTCGCGCGCGGGCAGATCGCCGGTCAGCACCGCGAGGCGCACGAACCGCTCCCAGACCGGGCGGCAGAACAGATGCACCACCACGTTGTGCTGGAGTTGCTCGACGCGGCGGCGGAACTCGATCAGCCCCGCGCGGATCGAGGAATAGGTGACGCCCTCCAAGTCGCCCGAGACCAGCTCGTAGGGCAGGCCCAGCCCGGCCGCGACGGCGCGCAGATGGTTCTTCACGAAGGGCGCATAGGCGTCGTGCTCGGTCGGGTTGGAAAACCGGATGTCGGTGCCGGGCGGCAGCGGGATCAGGCTGCCGGGCTCCATGCCGACGGTCAGCGCGCCGCCGGTGTTGGTGCCCGAGAGCCCGCCCGCGGTGCCGTCGGGATCTGTGATGAAGCCGGTGAACAGCGCCGCGACCTTGGCCTTCACGAGGGCCGCGTCCTCGAACTGGTCGAGTTCGTGCAGCCGCAGCAGCACCGGCGCGAGCCAGGTGATGCCGCGCAGCTGGCCCGCAGCCAGCGGCTTGAACAGGTGCAGGCAATCGGCGGCGGGAACGCGGAGCGGGTCCATGCGGAGAGACCCCAGCGGATCGCCCGGGCGGGAGGACAAGACCCGGTAGGCGACCCGGCGACCGGCGGCATCGAACTCGATGCCCGCGCGGATCCGCGCCCCGCCGCCGATCTCGCGGTGCAGGTCCATGGGAACCTGCTCGCGATCCAGAAGCTCGAGGTTGAGAGGAATGGTGGCCGCATCTGCGGCGACGCGCAGCCGGGCGAAGCTCTCGCCGCTCTCGACCATCGCGCGCACGGCCATGGCCTGCAGCCCGTAGAAATCCGCGAGCCCGTCCGGGGCGGCGTGATCGGTCCAGCGCAGCCAGAGCGCCTGCAGCCGCTCGCGCACCTCGCGGTCGGGATGGGTGGATTGCGGCTTGACCCCGGCGCCGACGACATTGCCGACCAGGCTGTCCACCGCCGCCGCGACCCACGGGTTGTTCCGCGCATACCACCCGGCCCGCCGCGCCGCCGTGGTTGCGCCCGCGAGGATCGCTGCGTTCAGCCCGTCGACCGTCCGCGCTCCCTCCCAACGCCGCCCACCTCCCGCAGCGTCGAAGCCGCGAGTGCGCGCGAGGCCGAGAAGGCGATGGAGGAAGGTCCGCATAGGCGACAGAATCGCCCGAAACGGCCCCTCAAGCTATTGGGAATGTTTGGGAACCCTGGGGTCCCGACTAGGCAGCTTCGATCGCTGCAGTGCCGATAATCATCTGTTCAACTTCCTTGGCGGTATCATCCAAGGAACGTCTTGCCTTCTCGATGGATAAGATCGCATCACGGCGACGTTCAGCGAAATCTTTTTGCTCGGCTTCGCTAATCATTGGCAGGCGAATTTCCGCAAGATTGGTATAATACATCCTCTGCTTTACCCCACCGACACGATTGAAGGCAACCAGAGCGAGAAAATACTCGGTCCTGATCATGAGGGCCATAAAGTCGGGCAAAAAGCCCCCCTTTAATCGCCAGACTTGGTACTCAGGGCTGGTTATCGCATCGTCTGGGACAGCGGGAACGATACCCAAAGAGCCTACATTTGCGCGAGTGGGGTTGTGGAAAAACCAATCCTTCTCAATCTTCTTATCCCGCCTTATTCATCGAAATCGGGGGTAATGGCTGGCGTGCCCGCGAAAGCTCTGTAGAATCAAGTTGCTACACCAAGTCCGACAGCAGCCCTCGGAGCACGCCATGGGTGAAACGCTACAGC